GGAATGAATTAAATGAAGATTATTTGAATTTGTAAAAAAAATAAAACAGTTGACAAAGGTAAGTTTTTATATTACCTTTGTCTTTTCCCATAATATGGCATACGACACGAAAGAACTGGAAGCACAGGCACTTGATGCAATCGGCAAATACAAGCTGATATGGATTGAGGAGGTTGTGTCTTATTTGCCATGCGGAAAGGTTACGTTTTATCAGCATAAGTTGAACGAACTGAACTCTATAAAAGATGCCATTTTAAAAAACCGAACCGACCTAAAAGTCGGACTTCGGAAAAAGTGGTACGAATCAGAAAACGCCACTACTCAGATAGCTCTATACAAGCTGATTGGCACTGATGACGAGTCAGACAGGATCAACAGCCAAAAGGTTAAGCATGATGGGGAGGTAGGAATAAACATTTCACCGATCACATGGACAAAATCAGATACAGATGAAGATTAACGAGAAATTCAAACCGCTATACAGTTCACCTGATCGCTATTTTGTTGCAACGGGTGGGCGTGGTTCAAGTAAATCGTTTTCAATTACTGACTTCCTGACAAAGTTAATGCTTGAAACGGGTCATGTTATATTGTTCACCCGTTGGACTTTGACAAGTGCTCACATATCTATTATACCGGAGTTTATTGAAAAGATCGAGTTAAACGGTTGGCAGAAGCATTTTGTAATAACCAAAACTGAGATAACTTGTGTAAATGGCAGTAAAATAATATTCAGAGGGATTCAAACGAGTTCAGGCAATCAGACTGCTAACCTTAAATCTATTCAGGGCGTTACAACATGGGTATTAGACGAGGCGGAAGAACTGACCGATGAAACAATATTTGACAAAATAGATGAATCAATACGAAGCATAACAAGGCAAAATAGGGTGATACTTATTCTTAATCCGGTTACATCCGCACATTGGATTTATAAACGATTCTTTGAAAACGGAAATCATCCGAATACGTGCTATATCCATACTACTTACCTTGACAACATTAAGAACCTAAGCCAATCATTTATTGATAAGGCGGAACAATTAAAACAGTCAAACGAAACGAAATACAAGCACCGTTTTTTGGGTCAATGGCTTGAATCAGCGGAGGGCGTTGTCTTTACAAACTGGTGCGAGGGTGAACACACAATCGACCAAGATGGAATTGAGATTTATGGACAGGATTACGGGTTTAGCAATGACCCGACCACGTTAATACGATGCCTGATTGATAAGAAAACGCAGCACATTTGGATTCAGGAAATGTTTTACCAAACTGGCTTAAGTACGGAGCAAATTGCAATACTTAACAAGACATATGCACCGGGCGGGCTTATCATTGGCGATTCAGCAGAGCCACGACTAATTGACGAACTCAAACACAAAGGCATAAACATAAAGCCAGCCGAAAAGGGGCAGGGTTCGGTAAGTGCCGGAATATTAATGTTACAGGATTATACTTTGATTGTTCACCCGGATTCATATAATCTTAAAAAAGAACTTCGCAATTACGTTTGGCTTGACAAAGGCAGCAAATTAGTAATTGATGACTACAATCATTTACTTGATGCTTTGCGTTATGCAGTTCAACACGCTTTGAAACGAAAAATTGTTAACTTTGTTGCCTAAAATATCGAACATATGAACATATTTAAAAGGTTATTCAGCAGCACCAAGCAATCAGTTGAAAATCTACTCAACAAAATTCTATACCAGTTCACGGGGCAACTATCCTACCTACTCGATCCGAACATAGAAAACTATGTAAATGAGGGCTACAAAGGCAATGTTCATGTGTACAGCGTTGTTTCTGCTATTCTGCAAAGGATGGCGGGCATACCGTTTCAATACTACATAAAAGACAGTCTGCAAGAAAGTTCTGATTTATTGGTTTTACTTGATAATCCGAACCCGTCGCAAAGCCGTGATGAATTTATGGAGGCTTATGCCGGGTGGATGCTGTTAACAGGTAACGCTTACCTTTATATCATGTCGCCTGATGAGGGATTGAACAAAGGCAAACCGGTTGAAATGTACTGGCTTCCCGCACAATTTACTGAGATAATCGGAGGCGGTTATACTGAACCGGTAAAAGGTTATCGGGTTAATTTAGGGCATGGTTACGCCACTGAAATACCGGCAAGCAAAGTAATTCATTACAAATACTTCAATCCCGGAGCAGACACAAACGGGGGGCAATTATACGGGCAATCCCCGTTACAGGCTTCTTTACTTTCAGTTCAGGCTGGAAATGAGGGTTACAAAGCATTATCAAAAGCTTATCAACACGGTGCGCCTGCTGGTATATTGACAGGAACAAAAGATAATGATTTGGAATACACGCCCGCCCAGATTGAAGCGTTGAACGAAAAATACAAGCGCAAATATGGTGGTGCTGAAAATTATATGAAAGTAATATTTTCACGCAATCCGATGCAATGGATTAAGATGGGATATTCAGTTGTTGATATGAACATCATTGAGTTGATGAAATACAGCCTGAATGACATTTGTAATATTTACCACGTTCCTATTCACTTATTTTCAGCAGAAGCCGCAACACTTGACAATTACAAAGAATCAAGAAAAGCGATTTACACCGATGCTGTTATTCCGTTGTTTGACAGGTTTATCAGCAAGTTTAATCAGCAGATTACTCCGATCTATGGCGTTGGTTGTCGGTTATCTTTTGATACATCGGTCATTACTGAGTTGAATATTGATTTACAGGCAATGACAACAGCCTTAACTCCGGCATGGTGGTTAACCGGAAACGAGAGGCGGCAACTGATGAACATGGATGCCTCAAACGATCCGATGATGGACACGATACTATACCCGTCAGGCTTAATTCCTGGCGGTGAAATGGGCGAACCAATCGGATTAAGTGATTTAGATTTGTAAGCATGAGAGACCCGAAACTTATAACCCGTAAACGAGCGACCTACATAAGGCAGGGGCGCAAAGCAATTAAAAAGGCTTTGAACGCAACCCTTATCAGCTTTATGCAAGACGTGCAAAACGCTGCAACCTTTGGCGATTTGATTACAGCAGCAGAGAAGCCGATTGATCAAAAGCCGATGACAGAAGCGATAACAAGAATTTACAGGCGGGTAGGTGCTGACTTTGCAAAACTGACTATCAAAGACCTGAAACGGCAAAGTAAAAAATCAATGCCTGATCCTATTGAGATTGATTTTTGGCAAGACTATTTCACTCAATACAGCAAGGTCAAAGCCGCACAAAAAATTACATGGATTACAAACACAACCGAAAAACTTTATAAGGAAACAGTTGCCCGAATTATTGAGCAAGCCGGAACAGAGGGATTGAGCGTTTACAACACAGCAAAACGGATTCAAAAGGAAATCGGATACCAGAACCAATACAGGGCGGAGCGAATTGCACGAACTGAGATAGTATCTGCCAGCAATTCAGGAACTTTGGCCGGGGGTAATAATGCTGGAATACCTGTAAAAAAGGAATGGTTACCGATTATTGACGATGCCAGCCGACCCGACCATGCAGACATGGCAGGGCAGCCGCCTATCCAAATGGATGAACTTTTCCCCGTTGGCGGTGGAATGTCAGCACCAGGGGACGAGGCAGGAGGTGCTGAACACGTTATAAACTGCCGATGTGCTTTAGTGATTGTACCTGATACGTCGTATGAGGATATAATTAACTCTTGACAAAACGAAAAAGTTGTGTATATTTGTTGCTGTTATTCATTCTGGGTCTTTTGCAATTCAAAGAGATGGCTTGTATTATTCCATTTTTTGGGAGTGATTAGAGAAAAAAAATAAATTTGACATCACACGAATAATTACATATATTTGCAGACATGGAAAATCAAACCTATAAATCAGTTTCTAACACGGTCAAAGATGTTGACGTAAAGAACAGAACCGTACTTTTCCATGCTTCGGTTTTCGGAAACATCGATTCAGACGATGACATTATCCAGCCCGGGGCGTATCTGAAAACCATTCAAGAAAACGGGCCATCTGCAAAGAACCGAGTTTGGCACTTGTTCAACCACTGGCTGGACTGGCCTCTATCAAAGCCGAAACTATTAAAAGAGGATTCAATTGGTCTGTATTGCGAAACCACAATGCCTGACACGGACAAGGCTAACGACATTTTGAAGCTATACGAAGCCGGTTATTTAACCGAGCATAGCGTATGGATTCAGATTATAAAGGCGGTAAATCAGACCGCAGAGAGCAGAGAAATACGACTGATTCAGGAAGTTAAGTTAATGGAGGTTAGTTCCGTTCTTTGGGGTGCAAATGAAGCCGCCCAAACTATCGGCATTAAATCACTTGCCGAACTTAACCGAAGAATTGAGAATGGCGATGCCATATTAAGAAACGGCACGCTAACAGACGAAATGTTTAAGAGGTTAGAAATTGACCTCACAGATATAAAAGCAAAATTGGCACTCTTGACAGAGCCGCCTCAAACGATTCAAAAGCCGGTAGATTCAAATTCAACCACTTTGGAAGCGATCAACAGATTTAAAAATCTTAAAATCCTAAACCAAAATGGAAGAGAATTTGAAAATGGAGTTGGATTCAATCGCGACTAAGATTGATGCAACCGTCCAGAAAATGGACACCGAAAACAAGGAAGAACTGAAAACGCTCAAAGGCGAATTTCAGGCACTTACCAAGCAGTACAACGACTTGTCTGCTAAACTCAATGAAGACCTGCAAACCGTTCAGAAATCAGTCGATAAACTGTCGATTGAAGAGCAGCGTTTGAAAGGCGCTCAACTGAAAGACCTCCGAACTGCCTTAGCTGATCAGTTGAATAGCGAAGCGTTTAAATCCTACCTGACCGCAAAGAAAGGCGGGGATAAACGTGCGAAACATAGCATTTCGATGGAAAACGTGGAAGCCCGAAAAGCAACCGTAACACCATCAACTGCTACGACTGACACTTCCGCACCTGATTACCTGAACACAGGTATAATTTACGACCCATCACGCGATACATTTGTCCGTAATTTTATCCCATCTGGAACAACCACAGCTAACACTGTTGTTGTACCTGTTGAGTTGACAATTACAGACGGAACAGCCGTTACCACAGAGGGCACACAAAAGGGTGTTTCACAGTTTACGCTTGACAACAAGGCGTTTCCGGTGATGAAAATCGCGGCTATTCTGAAAATATCAGAGGAGATGTTGGATGATGTCCCCGGACTTGTTACCTACATCGTAAACCGTTGGGGTGCTAAACTCAAAGTAAAAGAGGATAACGTACTGCTTTACTCAACCGCTTCAAGCACAGCATTTGACGGTCTTACCGTTGCTGCACAGGCATATGATGACAGTCTTGCAGATGCCGCTGTAAACAAGTGGGATGTCCTGATGAACGCGATCACTCAGATTAGGGTTGATGAATACAGAGCAACAGCCGTAATGATGCACCCAACCGATGTGCTGGAGCTAAAAACTGCAAAGGGATCAGATAAACACTACATTGGCCGCAGCCCCTGGGATCGTTTACCGATGTTTGTTGACGGGGTTCAGATCATTGAAACAACTGCAATCGGTGCAGGTGAGTTCTTGGTCGGAGACTTCCAACGAGGAGCGCAATTATTTGACAGAAAAACCGCCTCGATCAACTTCTACGATCAGGATGAGGATAACGCACAAAAGAACCTTATTACCGTTGTAATTGAGGAGCGTGTAGCACTTGCTGTTTATCGCCCGAATGCATTTGTTTACGGTGATTTTGCTTCTGCACTTGCTGAGGGGTCAGCATAGTATTAACCGGATTAATTTAGCTTAAAAGGGGCGGGTTCGTCCTGCCCCTTTTTTAATAACACAAATTACCGAATGAAAACGCTGATTATAAACCTTAATTCACGACCTGACAGATTGGCTACGGTTACCGCTGAAGTTGAGCGGTTTGGGATAAGTGATTATATGCGTTTTTCTGCTTACGATGGTGGCATAATAGGCTTTAATCGTTCAATGCACGAAGCATTACAAGGTGAAAAGGAAATACTATTACTTGAAGATGACTGCGAATTTACCGGCACTTTACAAGATTTAATCGAAGCAAAAGCAAAACTACCTGATGATTGGGATTTGCTTTATTTAGGTGCAAATGTATTAGAGCCTCAAAAAAAGTATTGCGATGGGATTTATCACTTGCAAAACGGGTGGACTTCGCACGCTATTTTATACAGCGATAAAGGCGCTGACTATTGCGCTAAGAATTATAATCCGTTTGCCGGTGTTATTTATGATGAATGGCTTAGAACAGTTGCGCAAAAGGAGTTAAAATGCTTTATCGTTATGCCTATGTTAGCAGTTCAGGCCGATGGATATAGCGACATTTGGCAGCAAGAAACTGTTTACGATTTAAAACAAACAGAAAAATACCTGATATGAAGCTACTATTTTACATACACGGTTACCCGCCCAGCCACAATGCCGGAGCAGAATGGATGGCATACGATGTGATTGAATATTTAAAGCAGTTTCACGACATAAACGTTTTAACCCGAAACGCAATAAACGGATTTCAGGATGGCGTAACGGTTAAAAACATTGACGTTGTTACATTAAAACAGGATTTCAATCAGGCAGATGCCGTATTCACTCACCTGGATTTCACCGGCAAAGCGCACAATATATGCAGGGAGTTAGGTCAGCACAAACTTTATACTTTCGTACATAACACATCTGAAAACGCTTTGATGAGGCGCAGACCTAATCAATTTCGTTTGATTTACAATTCAAATTATACTGCCGGATTAAACTATCCGCAGCCGTTCACAATTTGCAGACCTCCAATAGTGCCGGAACGTTACGCAAAGGGAAAGACAGGCGAAAATGCAATCACACTCGTTAATTGCTGGCCGGACAAAGGCGGTTTAATATTACCTGAACTTGCAAAATTAATGCCGGACAGAAAGTTTATAGGCGTGTTAGGTGGTTACGGTGAACAAGTGAAAGGCTTTGCGCCAAACCTTGAATACATCGACAACAGTCCGAACATGGCAGACGTTTACGCCCGCACGGGTATATTGATTCAACCATCAAAATATGAAAGTTACGGAAAGGCAGCGTGTGAGGCGATGAGTTGCGGTATTCCAGTTGTATGCACCGACACGCCAGGACTTCGTGAGGCTTTAGACGGTGCAGGTATATTTGTTGACAGGACAGCAGCAGCTTATAAAAAAGCTATCGAAAAAATCGACATCGAAAAACAGCAAAAGAAACTGGCTAAACGAACAGCCGAATTAGTCGAACAATCAAAAACGGATTTAGAAACCTTAAACGATTTTGTACAATGGAAGAACTAAGAGCAATCAGACCGTTTATTTATAACGGCAAGAATTACAGGACAGGAGAGAAATTCTACTCACACAAGGAGGATGCTGCCCGATTAATAGCAAAACATTGCGCTGAACTCGTTATAAGTGTTCCAGATGTTCCGGTGAATGTTATCAAAGCAGAAACAAAAGAGTTGAAAGTTTCGCACACACGCAAACATAAAAAGTAATGATAACCACGACCATAACAACCCGACCCGCTCCCGTTGTAAGCCTTGCAAATGCAAAGTCATGGCTTCGGGTAGATCATTCTACCGATGATGATTTGTTGGAAGATATTATCATCCCGGCTGCACAAGCAATGATTGAAAACGCAACAGGACTGGCATTGTCAGAAGATACAGAAATTAAAGTTTATGTATCCGCTGATTCAAATACTGGTTGGTTGCCATTGCCATATGCGCCGGTTATTTCGGTTAGTTTGCCAGCAGATGGGATTACTGTTAATAATGATGTGGCAGAAATGACAGCCGGTGAAGCGATAATGATTGAATACACTGCCGGTTTTTCAACATGTCCACCTGATTTAGTCATAGCAGTTTTGAAGCAGGTTGCATATATGTACGAGAATCGTGGTGATGATATTGATGTTGGCTTACTAAAATCAATTATGCCAATTATAAATTTACGAACCCGTAATCTACCAATCGGATGAAAGCTGGAAAACTCAGGGATCGGATAGAATTGTGGACTGTTACAATCGTTCCGGATGGCGAGGGCGGTTCAACAGCTACCTATGCACTATTTGCGACACGTTATGCAGATGTTCGTCAGGTATCACAGTCTGAGGCATTACGATCCGGTTTAGTTGCAGCCGATAATATTTATCAGATTACTTTGAGGCGTGGTTATAACGAAACACTTGATAGGACTTTGCAGATACGACACGGAGGTAAGCGAATGAATATTAATTCTATTGTATCTGATACATACTCTTTCACAATTACAGCAGCGGCAACAGCATGAAAGAGTTTGGCATATCACCGGCAGAGTTAAAGAAGTTTCAGAACGAGATGCAGAAGTTTGCATCAAAAAAAACTGATAAGTTAAAACGTATTACTGAGTTAGCTGTTAGGAATATTGTTGCTGAGGCTCAAAGAAAAGTACCTGTTTATCAAGGGCGCTTAAGAAGCAGTTTAAAGCCGATAATGTCTATAAATAAATTATCCGGCAGGGCTTTTACAAATGTGGAATATGCCGCAAATGTTGAATTTGGTACTAAATTATTTCGAGATGTTCCGAGTGAAATATCAGCAGATGTGGCAATGTTGGCACAAAACACAGACGGCAATTTTGACGACATGGTTAAGGCTTTAAAGAAATGGTGCAGAAAAAAGGGAATACCCGAAAATGCAGCTTATCCGATTGCGGTAAAGTTGCTAAATGTAGGACAAAAACCGCAGCCGTTTCTTTACCCTGCATTTAAAGCAGAGAAATCAAAGTACATCGCAGCGATTAAAACAATAATGAATCAAAAAGAATCATGAAAACACCGGACAGCGAAATCAGAAAGTACTTACAAACTTTGTCAGTTGGCGCTCCGGTATTGGATCGGGTTGATAAAAAACAGGCATACCCGTATGTTCACATTCAGGACATTACGGTTACAGACTTCACAACAGCGGATCAGAACATTTGGGATTGCGAAGTCCTGTTAGACGTTGTAACCGCAAACGATGGAAGGCAAGGCGGGAGAAAAGCATCCGACACAATAAGTGCAGCACTTTTGACAGCGTTTTTAGATACCAGACCTATTGATTTAGGGGACTTTCTAATCGTTTCAGCGGAGTTAATCGGAACAAACTACATTGATGAGGCCGTGCCGCCTTTGTTCATTATCAGAAAATTAGCGCGAATTTCAATCACAGTTGAAGAAACAATTTAACCCTAATAAACAAAAAAAATCATGGCAAAACTTGATGGAAAAGACATTGTACTGAAAATCGGTGCAGTTGTATTGGTTGGCAGGACAACCGGATCAATTAACTTTTCAGCGGATATGCTCGACGCAACAACCGCAGATTCAGTAAACTTTAAAGAATTTATTTCGGGTGAAAAGAACGCTACCTTGTCAGTTGGCGGGCTTTACGATCCCGAAGCCGCAGAAGGTGCAGATGATGCAATCGGTTATCTGATTGCCGGTACTGAGGTCGTTTGGTATTACGGTCAGGTTACAGCAGGTGGAACTTATTACACCGGTAATGCTTTAATTTCGAGTGTTTCGATTCAGGGCGATAAGAACACCGTTACATCGTACACAATCGAACTGCAAAACACAGGCGAGGTAACACAGTCAACCGTAGCAGGGTCGTAATTATGGACAAACTGAGCGGATATATAGAGGTTGATCTGGGCGGAGAACTTCGCCCGCTCAAATTTGGCATGGGAGCATGGAAGCTGATTGCAGAAGAACGTGGGAAACCGTTAGAGGAACTTTTTAGCGGGCTTGATGACTTTGAGTTTATTTCTATGGTAACTTTTGCCGGACTTAAATTTGCTACACTTGCGGATTACACGGATTTACCAGCACCGAAAAACATCTTTGTTGTTTACGATTGGTTGAACGATGCACCGCCTGAAATTTACCAACAGATCGGGAAAGCGTTTGCAGATTCTAAAATTGTCGGGCAGACAATGCGTGAATACATGGCAAAGCAGCAAGGCAATACGGACAATTCTACCGTAAAAAAAAAGAAACCTTTGAAGAAATAAAGGATTTCGCTTTGGGTGAGTTGGGGTTAAAGCCCGCTGAGTTTTACGACATGACATGGTCAGATTACCAGCGGGCTTCTTTGGGTTACCGGATACGATTAGACAGGGGATGGGATTACACGAGGCATATCATGGCGGCAAGTTTGGGGGCTATGAGTACGAAGCGAATAAGGCCATCTGAGTTAATACCCTGCATATTTGATCAAAGCATAGAGATTGACCCGCTTACCCCGGAAGAATGGCAAATGATGAAATCAGCTTGGAAAATCGGACAGGCATAAAATAAAATACAATGAGCAAAATAGCAGGTTTTTACGCTGAATTAGGTCTGAAAAAGGACAAGTTCGACAAGGGCATGGCAGCGGCTGCAACTGCACCGTCAAAGCTAAGTAAATCGTTTGCTATGGCTGGAGTTGCTATTGCAGCCGCTTTTGCAGTTGCAGCCGCTGGTGCTATATCATTGGCAAAGGAATCAATGAAAGCATGGGATCAGCAAGTAAAAGCAGAAGCCGGTTTATTGCAGGCTTTGAAAGGTCGGGAAATGATCCAAAAGGCTTTAATTAAACAAGCAGGAGACCTGCAAAGACAGACACTTTTTGGAGACGAAGCCACAATAGAAGCGCAGAAAATGCTTGCTATTATGGGTCTTTCAGCTACTCAAATTAAAGACCTTATACCGCTTGTTCAGGATTTTTCACAGGCTACCGGCATGGGATTGACTCAGGCTGCAAGTTTAGTTGGTAAATCTATCGGCACTTCTACAAATGCTTTAGCCCGTTACGGTATTGAACTTGATGCAACAGGCACAAAAACAGAAAAGACAACTGCATTAATGGCGAAGTTTACCGAAATGTACGGGGGACAGGCTAAAAAAGCGGCAGATGTCGGTATGTCAGGCTTGCAGCAATTACAGGGGGCTTGGGGTGATATAATGGAAGTAATTGGGTCAAAAGTTGGCCCGTTCATGGCTGCCTTATCTAAAATACTTTCCGGTAAATTACTCGATGCTACAAGTGGCCAGGCTGCAACCGGATTGCAAAAAACAGTCAATGAGTACATAAATGCAGACGAAGAGGGGCGCAAAAAAATAGTTAGCGGGCTTGAATTTTCAATGAAAGAGTACCGCCAAAAGTGGGAAGAAGCAATTAATAATAATGATGCTAAAAACCGTGCACACTGGGCTTTACAAATGGATTACACTCAGGAGGCACTTGGAGAAATAGGAAAACTACATGAAGAAAGTGTTGTAATTGTTGAGCAAACGGAAGAGGAAAAACGGGCTGCATGGGATAAAACACAGGCTAAAATAAGGGAAACGGCAGAATTGTCGCAAATGGTAACGGATAATATGCGCAAATCGTTACAGGATGCACTTTCGACACCACCAGACAAAACAACTAATCCTTTTGCTGATTACAGGAAAGGCGAATTGCCGGAAGTTGAAGCAGAAGAATCCATTGCAGACCTGATCGACACAGAGGCAATCGCTGACAAGTTTAACGAAATGAGGGAAATGTCCGCACAATTCGTTGCAGATATGAACCAGATGCTTGGTGATTTCGTTGCTGATTTTGTCGGAGCATTTGCTGAAGGGATGGCAGGGTTGATGACGAGCGATATTGGGTTAAGTGAGTTTTTCAACCACATGCTTGGAATGTTTGGAGAATTTATTGTACAATTCGGAAAAATGCTCGTTGGCTACGGGATAGCGTTTGAGGCTTTTCAAAAAGCACCTGGTCCGTTAAAGATTATCGCTGGTATTGCACTGATAGGAATTGGAAAGGCTATTAGTAACATGGCAGCGAAGGGAGTTTCAGGCGGTGGCGGTGGCGGTGGATCCGCTACTGGCTACGGTGGCGGTGGATCGTCATATGCAAATAGCGTTTCCGGCTATGGCAACACTGCTGAAAATGGCTACATGTTAAGTACAGACATATCAGGAGACAATTTGAGAATTATCATGCAACGAGCAGAACGAAACGCAACAAGGAGGGTATAAGATGGCAGTAAGATTTAAGACGACATTTAAAAATCAGCTTGGGGTAAAGTATGACATCCACATCCATGATAAGGAGTGGACAAAAAACGTACCTAACTACGGCCTGCTCTACAACTGGTATGCGGCTACGGATGAAAGGAATATTTGTGCAAGTGGGTGGCATGTTCCAACAAAAACCGAAAGGGAAACGCTTATCGCATTTTTAGGAGGCACATCGGTAGCCGGCGGTAAACTTAAAGAAGATAATTCAGATTATTGGTATTCACCAAATGTTGGAGCTAATAATGAGGTAGGATTTAATGCAAGAGGGTCAGGTACAAGGGATTTTTTAGCAGGTAATTTTGATAGCATGAAAGGGGCGTTTCATATGTGGCTATCTACTTCCGTTGATTCGTCTCCTGATTATGCTTGGCATGAATCAGTGGTTCGTACTTCAACATCCTCAGGAAATTTAGTGTATGGGTATTACAATAAAAAATCTGGATTTGCATTGCGCTTTGTTAAAGATTCAACCATGCTTATACACGGCCAAACAGGCACATACAGAGGCAACGACGGCAAAGTTTATCGGACAATCTGCATAAACGGGGTTGAGTGGATTGCCGACAATTTAGCAGAAACCAAATTTCGAGACGGTTCATGGATTCCCGGCTTTGATGGTGGCGTTTACACCCCGATTTCCAACGCAGCATGGGCAGCATTAACCACAGCGGCTTGTTGCGCTTATGAAGATGATTTGGATAACGCCTTTACAACCGAAGAAGGTGACCCAATAGACTACATAGCAGCTGGCGAAGGATTTGAACTCACACAAGAAGGGGAAGAACAGACACTTTATAACCCTATAATTGCGACATCTGCAATGATTTATATGCACGTGAGAGATGACAACAGGGATGCAATAAATCAATTCATTTACGACATTGTAGATTCACAGGACGAAAACAGATTCACAGCAGTAATATATAAAGATAACTTACTGTATTTCAGGGGCAAAGTAAATGTAGAAAGAATAAGCATACCTGACAGGCA